TCTTTGATAGCCGTTATGATCTGCAACATAGTAACCCCCTAAAAAAACTAAACACAATCCTACGATCTTCATTATGAAGGCGTGAGGTTTTAATGTAGGAATAAATCCCACCAATAAACTCAATACGTAAGCAACTGCTCCAGCTACTACCGCAATAACTGCAAGCCAGTAAAACAAATCGTCAAAAAACCAAGCCAGCCAGCTAAACATTTCTAGTGCTTTCTCTAGCTTGTGCCGTTCTCATTCTTTCTTCGTCACTCTCTAATGTAGGCGGTCTTGTTGGAGGAGGAGGAGGATTCCAATTGCCAGCCGGAGCCGTCATGATAATTGGAGCAGGTGGAGGAGGAGGAGGAGCAACATAAGCCGCAGTATTGGCTTTTGCCGCATTCATCATAGTCGTAGCTTCATTAGCCACGCCTTTAGTCAATATTCCACCAATACCACCGACAATCAGCAAAACAATATCATTGAGCATCTTACTAAAAGCCTGATCTATTGGAGCCATTTGTTTAAGTGGCTGAGTCACGAACATGATGCTATAAATCAACGTAACCACAATAAAAAACAGAATCAACGTCACCATAATGACAACGAAAGCTCTGATTCTTACCTCAATTTCATCGGCAGTTAACCGATCCTTGGGGCTGTTGAGAAACGCTAGGAGTAATTCCTTCAATTTTTTTCTCCAATACAGGTGCAACTAAATACTCGGGGCAAGTTTGATTGAACTCACATAAAGGCTTTTGACATTCTGCATCATTAAAATGCGCAGGGTCTTGGCATGTATAACGATACGAATCATGGCACGAACACAAAAAAGGTAGAACAACTAACAAAGTACAACTGAATAATTTCATTTTCCCTCGATCCTTGTTAACGCTTTATTGACCCTGATTTCCATCTGACGCACATCGACATACATCCACATTAATAACGGCAAAAAAAACAAAATCACTACCAGCAAGATAACAATCAATATGATGGCGAATGAGTCATTGTCAGAATCAGAATCCACGCGTAACTCACTATTGCTACTGTAATTAGAATAGCCACCGCTCGATTTTGAATTAGGCTTATTTTTTCCTGACGTTGCCATCTTGCCCGCCGTTCCTTTAACATCTCCTCTCGTCTCGCCATTGCTTGAATATTAGCAATTTGACCGATTTTCTGGTTTACCCGAGTATACAAGTCTTTGAGTTCGGCTGGAACATGGTAGACCATGTAATCCGATAACTCAGTATTCAATTTTTCCATTTGTAGGTTAGCAATCACTAGCTTAATTGCTATCTCGTTGCCTTCCTCAGACGTAGAGTGAAGTGCTAGCTCCTCCTGCTCTTTTATGTAGTTTTTAAGTCCGTTATACGCTTGAAAAAACTTAATCAGAGAGTCCGAAACCTGCTGAAAAATCAAATTTTCATCAAATGCAGGTGCTTTATTTTTAGTTTTAACTGCTTTTGCAGGCGTTTTTTGCGCTTTTTCTGCAATTTTTGGCTCTATTTTGGGCTTACTACCGAATATATTAACCAGAAAGCCTATAAATCCTTTAGCTTTCTTCTCAGCTTCGTGGTAATCCTTAACTACCCCCTCGATCTCTTTATTTATTTCTTGTACAAGTTGCCGGCCTTCTTTGTACATTTCGCACGATTCCTTAATAAAGGAATACGCACTTGAAGCAACCGCAACGAGAGTAAATGGGTCAATTTTTACAACCCTAAAAACTTATGAAAGAACTGATTAGCCACTTCACTCGGACCTAAAAAAACGAGCAACATGACCCCATATAGCAAATATTCAATTTTTGTCATGCGTTTTTCGCCTTCTTTCAAAGACTGTGCGATTTGTTGGTATCTTTGATCACAAACCGCTACATGAACCGCTAAGTCTTTTTCCGTATCGCTCATCTAAGCCCCCTAAAGTCACTAGATTTTAGAGCATTTTTAAATTATCCACGACTATATGAGGGTCGATAAAAGCGTCTTTTTCGTACTTTTGATCCTCCCACCACAAAAACTGCTTTTCTGACAAATAAGACCGGCTTTTTAATAGGTTTACATTCTCAGTATGACCAAAAATCAAAGGGTCTGAAACTGACCACAAAACGATGCCCTTTTTGCCCTCCAACCAAGCCAGATGTTGAAAAAAAGAATCTACCCCTATCCAAGTACGGCATTGTTTTAAAAGCTCTCTTAGCTCATTTAAAGGCAAATTTGTGCGAAAGTCCCTTACTAACCTAGCCTCTCCTTCCACACCGATTTGAATAATAGGCTCGTCTATCAATCGAATTAATTCACTCCAATATGGATAGTTTTTAGGGTTTTCCCTTCCATTCATTAATTTTTTGGAATAAGGAGAAATAATAATCATAGGTACATTTTCCTATACGCTTCCTCCAGAGTCCCAGTCCAGCCCCATTGATCCATTTTTTTATAAATATTCCATTGATCTAAATTGCCGAACAAATAATTTGCATCAGCAATTGACATACCTTCTACGACTTCGGGATAACAAGTGAACAAAAGAGGGTTTTTAATTTCAGGCAATACTTTACTAAACACCAAATGATCGCCCAAACCTGAATTAAGCACCACAATTGTACGATCACGGTACTCCATAAAATTATTAAAAATAAACTCATCTTTCGCATATAGCTCCTGATTAGTCTCTGACCTGATACCCCCATCCGGATTTTTTAAATGCCAAGTTGTGGCATTAGGCACTACGTAAAGCTCATATCCTTTTTGCTTTAATCCGTAACTGAACAAAGTCTCCTCACGATGCGCTACACGAGAAAGCCCTAAATTGTATTCATAGACTCCAGCTCGGTATAAAAAAGAACAATGCAAATGATCTACAGGTAATTTTTGCCGAATAATGCTCCATTGCATATTGGCTTCGTTATTAATTTCCTCTATTTTTCCGCACGACATTGTTTGATCGTACATAAGCGGAGGAGTCAGGATAGAACCTCCTACCGCACCGACTTGATCATTTACATGACTATATAACACTTCCAGCACATTCGGCTCTGGGATAGCGTCATCGTCCATTCGCCAAACCCATTTGTAACCCATCGTATTTGCTTTTTGATGGTTATAGTGCGTACCTTTTTTCTCAGCGAAAATCCACTCCCATTCGATTCGCTTCAAATCCATCATTTTAAAAAAATGATAATATACAAGATCGTTTCTTACGTCCCTCGGTTCGTCATTGTCATCAAATATAACCAGCTTATCTACTTTTTTAGTCTGATTAATAATTGCACTTAACGCCAACGGTAAAGTCGTATCGTACCGACCACGGGTACCGATAGAACATAAAATCTTATCCACGGTCGTACCTCAAAATCATGAGGTTAAAACGATTATGTTCAAAAATAGGCTGAGGTTTATCGTGTATTTTTCCATGCTCATCAATGTAATCTATTTGAAAATCAGGGAAGTAAGACTCATTAAGTCCATGCAATTTGTGATGCTCCCCCCAAAATCCTTTGGGTTCGTTCCATGGAACTGTAATCAATAACCTTTTGCAATGTTTTTTCAGCTTTTCTACGACTTCAAGCCCATTATCCAAATGCTCGATCACTTCAAAAGCGATAATTGTGTCGAACTGCGCTAGCTCTATTTCATTAATATCACCCAAAGAGAATTTGTAATTTTCTCCCCAGTTTTGCTCTTGAGCCACCGTAACGATAATAGGATCGTAATCAATACCTAAATAGTCAATATCATTAGGCAAAAACTGAGCACCGAATCCACTAGAGCACCCTATCTCTAGTATTTTACGACCCTTGAGATTGTTGTTAGCCCACAAATACCGTGTTGCTTCTCTTGGATATACAGGATCGCCTTTTAAGAAAACTGCTCTTTCGTAATTGTTAGTCAGTTTCCAGCGATAGTATTCTGGATTGTGTTGTTTAGCAAAATTAAGCTCATTTATTAAGAGCATTTGCTCCCATGTTATATTTTGTATTGTCATTTTGTTTTATTGTGGTGTTTCTGGTTGACTTTGTTTATGAATTTCAGCAATCAAACCAGCCACTTCTTGATAGGGTCTGGTTGCCAAATATTGCAAAATTGCGTTCACCAGTTGTGTGGGTAAAGTGATGTTTTCCATTAAGCACTCCAAGGCAAAGGTTGTGTTGTGGGGGAAACTGGGGGATTCTCAAGACTATTGATTTGACCTTGGACATTTGCCTCATAATTAGCAATGCCTTGTGCGCCCAGAGACTCTTGAACCCATCCAATAACTGTGGCTTGAGTGAGTTGTGCGTAAGGTGTAAACCCTGCTTGGGCATCAGTAACTGGGTATTGAGTGTTGCCACCAATACTAGCTGTGTGAGTGCCATCAG